GGCGAGTGTTTCACGGCCTTTGACACACGATGTCTTTGGACGGAAAGTCTCTCGCGATTGCGGTACTTGTGTTTTACTCCATCATTGCTACATGGAGGGGCCCAGACGGGATGAGGGACATCGCCCAGAACACGGCAGTTGTCCTCGATGTGGCTACCAGGTTGTGCTTGGCGGGCTTCAAGCTCTGGTGCAACTGGGCCACCGCCCGATACTTTCAAGGGGACGTCTCCGAGTCAAGCTCGTCAGTTTGGGAGGCGACAGTTACGACATGCACATCTGCATGGTCGCTCCTGAAGGAGCTTTGGGGAGTTGTCCTGGAAGTGAGATGGGGCAGAGGCGCAGCAGACATTGGCGTTATGCTGTTCTCTGTCGCATTCGCACGGCTCCTGGTGCGCTGGTACTGCCTGATGTGCAGACGTGTCTGCATGAGATGCTACTTGTTTTCTTCCAAAGCCTGGGCTGCCATCCGGCGGTTCACCTCGTCCATTCGAGTGACTATGGACTTTGAGTCTGACGTCGTTGACGATCGCATTAAAGTCGCGACCGAGGACTCAGTCTACCGGGGCCCAGTGAAGGAGATGGCAATAGCCGGCAGCGTGGGATTCTGGCGTGAGCTCAAACCCTGCATGGTTCAAGTTGCAGTGGGACAGGAGCCTCTTGGCTTTGGTTTCTTTGTCAAGAGAAAGCGAGTGAGCTTTGTGACTGCGCGACATGTGCTACACGAGGCCCTCGTCCAGAACCCAGACAGTGTGCTTGTGCTGCGAGCCCCTGTGGCCAAGGAGGGCAAGATAGCTTGGCTACGTGCCGAGTTACAGCTCAATGATGTGCGTCTTGTAGAGGTCGGAGAGGAGTGGGTCGAGCTTGAGCTCCCCAAGATCAACGATCTCTGCAGTGCACTGCACCGTAGAGCTGCCCCCGTCGGCCACCCTGTCAAGGGCTTGCCGTGCACCGTGTATGTGCAAGAGTTCAGGGTCAAGACTCACCAGGACCCTGAGACTGGAGTCGAGAGGGACGTGGTGGAAGTCATGAGCCATTCCAACTCTCTTGCCAAGGGCGAGGAGATTGGTGAGCTGCGGTACCGCCTCACCACCAAGCGCGGGTCCTCTGGGAGCCCCATTGTGCAAACAGTGGGGACAAAGTCGGAGTACTTCGTCGTGGGTGTGCACGTGGGCGCGGCAGCGAGAGGCGCTGGCTACAACTACGGACAGGCCGCTTACAAGGGAGGAGAGAAGGAGACTTACGCTCCTCTGCTCGACGAGCTGGACACAGGAGTTCCGGCTGTGCGCAGTGATCTGGTGCGCAGCTACGAAGAGCTTATCCGGAAGCTCGGAGACACCTCGTGGGCGGACCTCGTGCTCCAGGAGGAGGAAGAGGACGAGTACTTTGTGGACTACGAGCCCAACCGCAGGGCAAGGGCTCACAAGAGCATTGTGCTGGAAAGCCAGGGGGAAGTTCTGCGGCCCCAGAAGAAGACTCCGGGAACAGCCGCTGGAGCCTCCAAGATCTCGAAGCACTCCGTGAGCGGTGCCTCGAAGGGCTCGACAGACCCACCACAGGCAGCCAGCCGCTCATGCCCTCAGGGAGGGTCCACCCCCCTCGAGTCCACATCCGTGAGAGAGAAGGAGGCGGGCCCAGCCTCCTCAGAGGAGCAGAAGTCCACCCTGCACTCTCCCAATGGGGGGAGCCCAGCAGAACTGCGGAAGCAGAGTACAACAGTCTCAGCTACCAAGCAGTCAGGTGGGAGCAGCGAGAAGCCAAAGCGCCCTCGGCGCGGAGGCAAGCGGAGTGCGTCCAAGCCACCGCCAGCCTCTACCCCAAAGTAGAGGCGCAACAGCTTGTGCTGGACACGCCGGAAGCGATGCGAGAGGAGCTGTATAGGGCCCTCTCTGAGCTTAACGGCAAAGCCAGCCCAGGTCTCCCATACATGTATGTGTGGAGAGACGTTGCCACGGCTGTTGAGGAGGCGGGGGACGCGATCGTGGAGATGGCCTTGAAGAGGGCATGCGCCCTCCTGTCCAGAACTGAAGCAAGCTTGGCCGCAATGGACGGCTTTGAGCTGGTCAGGGCTGGCCTGAAGGACCCAGACCGCGTATTCGTGAAGAACGAGCTGCACAATGTCAAGAAGATAGCCGAGAAGCGCATGCGCATTATCGTGTCTGTCTCAATTGTGGATCAGCTCGTTGAGCGCCTTTTCGCGTCTAGGCAAAATGATGCCGAGATTGCGAGTTGGGACACCATTCCCAGTTGCCCTGGAATGGGTCACGACGATGCGAGTGTGCGAGTGTTGATTTCGAAGGTCGTCAGGTTTGAGAGGCCGGTATCCAGCGACGTGTCCGGCTTCGATTGGTCGTTGCCTGAGTGGTTGCTGCTCATGGATGCAGAGCGCAGAGGAGAGCTCGCGGGGCCCATGGTCAAGGCCCTCGCTAGAGCCCGAATGCGTTGCCTGGCACGAGGACTTTTCGTGCTCAGTGATGGGAGAGCATACACGCAAAGGCGTCCTGGGGTCATGAAGAGCGGAAGCTACCTCACCAGTTCGAGCAACAGTGCCATGCGAGTTATGCTGGCCCGGCTCACTGGTGCAGTGGGAGCCATGGCCATGGGAGACGACTGTGTTGAAGACAGGGAGGACACCCTGGAGGAGATGGTCGAGCGCTATGCGCGGTTTGGGATTACCATTACCGACGCTAGCGAGGCCACCCTGGGGGAAGGAGTGGAGTTCTGTGCCCTCAGTTTGCGGTACAGGGTGGAGGACAGCGTGTTCCTCAAGTGGGAGAAATCGCTGGCGAATTTGCTCCGCCGCATGCCAGCCAGTGCTACTGATGCGGCGTCGAAGCTTGACCAGCTGCACTTCTGCATGAGACACAACCCCACATCGCAGTGGGGGATTGTTGAACGCGTGATTAGGCACGCCGGGTGGGGGGCGTGAAAAGACCCACCATGAAGGTTAGCAAGAAAAGGACCAGGTCCAAGGTCAAGGCCAAGGCGTTTAAGCCTACGAGCCTGAAGAACACCGTCAATACGGGGGCGAAGGCACCTTCCCTCAGCCAAGATGCGAGGAAGTTTTGGTGCTCACTGAGCGATCCCTTTTGCAGGGAGGCCATGGGTGCCAAGTTGCCAGACATGTTCACGTTCCCGACGGAGCCAGTCACTTATCGCGCCAAGTTCATCCTTACGCCGCAGCCTAATGATTATTATGTTGTTTATCCACACGCTATGTTTAGCATTGCTGGGTTCAACGCGCTGTCGACTTCAGCCCCGAGCGTCGGAGCCTTCACCGGGCTTACTGGCACTCTTCAGGTTGGGTCTATAGTGGGCTTCCTCAACAGAGTCAATTGGGGGGCCGCAACCAACGCTGGCGCGTTTTCCATACCGTACCAGCGGTCGCGGCTGATCGGCTGGGGTGCACGCATCAAGAACATCTCTCCTGCGAAGGATGTAGCAGGGGAGGTGGCTGTTGCAGTGCTCCCGGCTGGTGACAAGTTGCCATATTGCTTTTCCAATGTTCTCAGCAGTGTGATGGTCACGCCGGGGCCAAGCAGCCCGGGAGATGCCGACGAGATAGGGAATGATATCTCGTTTTGTTCTGGCATCCCCTCTAACGGCGTTAGTGTCAACGACGGCACTTATGGTCATCCCTTGCTCAATTCCATGGACGGGTTTCCCACGGTGGATACCTTCACATGTGCTGAGTTGGCTGAGTCTGGAGGCATCTGTGTGACACCCAAGATCAATTCCCCTGCCGCCTGGCGCTTCAACGGCACCAGTGCGAATCGGGGACAGAGGTGTGGCGGCGTGTCCATGGCAGTAGCCACCACGCAAGGTGGCCCATCCACGGGCAATTCCATCACGCTTGACGAGTTGAGGAACACAGCTGGGCACAATGTCATCATCATTGCTCCTGGGACAGTAGCTGGCGTCGAGGCCAATAGGTTTGAGGTTGAGGTGGTGTATCATTATGAGATGATCCCCGATGGGAATAGGCTCAATGCCTCTGCCCTGGTTTCTCCCTCGCCGTTGGGGCGTCCACAGGAGTTGGAGAAAGTCGTCCGCTCGTCTCTTCTCACTCCTCTGTACCAGTTTGTGAAGCATGAGGGACAAACGGTGTACAACAATTTCAAACAGGCTTTGCCAGGTTTGATGACAAAGGCCGCTATGCTGGCGCTTGCTTAGCCAGATTGTGGGCATGGCGCCTAGAGCAGCCCCCCCATCACGCAAGTGGGGTCGAGCAGCTCGTTATGGCGCCTCCCGACTGCGATTAATTCGTGGTCGGCTC